CTTCTAGTATTTCTTTACAGGGTGGATACAAAGTGGTAATTCTAGATGAGGCAGATTATTTAAATGCTCAGTCAGTGCAACCAGCATTGCGTGGGTTCATTGAGGAGTTCAGTAATAATTGCCGTTTCATAATGACCTGTAATTTCAAAAATCGAATCATCGAACCATTACATTCCCGATGTTCGAACATCGATTTGAATATTCCTAAGAAGCAGAAACCCAAGGTGGCACAGTCATTTTATATGCGTGTCTTAGAAATTCTTGGAAACGAGAATGTGGCAGTCGATGCAAAGGTGATGGCACCTTTGGTCCAAAAACATTTCCCAGACTTTCGTCGGGTTTTGAATGAGTGTCAGAAGTATGCTATTGCCAGTGGCGGTAAGATTGATGCAGGTATTCTCAGTGAGGTAGGGAATGTAGAGATTTCTGATTTGATGGAATATTTAAAGACCAAGAACTTTGGTCAAATGCGAAAGTGGGTGGTAAATAATACTGATATTGATTCGCCTGTTATCATGAGGAAGATATATGATACATTAGCAGAATATGTTAGACCTCAAACGATTCCGGGAATTATTCTTATTCTGGCAGATTACCAGTTCAAGGATTCCTTTGTGGCAGATAAAGAACTAAATATGGTGGCATGTCTCACAGAGATCATGAGTGCATATGAATCCGTTTGATTATGTGAGTTCAATCAACTCCACTAAAAAAGATATCATGGTTGACGATATCACTGAAGCAGCTTATGAACCATTTCTCACCAATCGTTCATTATCTTACTTTCAGGATACCGTGCTCTGGGCAAATGAGATGAATATCAATCAACATATTGATAATAGATTACAATATCATTTTTTGATAAATAGCATCAAGAAAAGGAAACGCTTTTCTCCATGGGCAAAACCCGATAATAATGATGCTATACAGGCTGTGATGGAATACTATAAATATTCTGAAGATAAAGCAAAAACTGTTATGTCTATATTGGGTGATGATGAGATAAATATAATAAAATTAAAGGTGAGCAAAGGTGGAAGAAAATAATGAACTTGTCGATTGGACACCTGATATAATGCTAGAGGTTCGGCTAAACGAACCTGACGATTTTTTAAAAGTAAAGGAGACACTGACAAGGATTGGCATACCAAGCAATCCAGCAAAGGGAAATATACTTTCCCAGTCATGTCATATTTTACATAAACAAGGTAGATATTTTATTGTGCATTTTAAGGAATTGTTTATCCTTGATGGCAAACCAAATAATCTACTATATAATGATATACAGAGGCGTATTACTATTACTACTCTGTTATCTGATTGGGGTTTGGTCAGTATAATTGACAGATCCCTATGCGAGGATAAAGCACCACTGAAGCAAATTAAGATTATTCCATTTGCTGATAAACGAAAGTGGACTTTATCACCAAAGTACAATATAGGAAATGTGAGAAGACAATAACTATATTGTGCGTTATCCGTATCCGCCGAGAGGGGATACATATTACTAACTGTGCTCTAAGGAGGCATTTATGAAAGAAATTAACTTTCCCCGTCATCCAATGTTCATTGGATTTGACACTATGTTTAACGAGTTTGAAAGATTAGGCCAGCAGGCTGATTCTGGATATCCTCCATATAACATTACCAAAGTATCCGATGAAAAAACTGTTGTTGAATTGGCAGTTGCAGGATTCGGACTCCCAATGTTGGACATCGAAGTTAATGATGGAACATTGTCCATTACTGGCGACAACAACACTAAACGAAAAGTAGAATATGTTCATAAGGGCATTTCTTCTCGTAAATTTAGGAGGGAATTTAAACTCTCTGAATACACTGTCGTAAGTCGTGCGTCACTGGTTGACGGCATTCTTTATGTAGAATTGACTCAGGAACTTCCTGAATCGATGAAACCTAAAAAGATTGCCATTGACACTAGGGGCGTTCATACTCCGACAACAGAAGAACAGTTGTTGACTGAGTAACTTTACAGAGGGGAGGAGTGCCTCCCCTCTCTTTTTTATGGAGTTGTTATGAAAGAAATAAAAATTGTAAGATTGAGTTCTGGTGAAGAACTTTTATGCAAATATGATGGTGAGATTGTTTATGAACCTGTGGTGATCATCCCAGCTGGGGACGGGAAGATTTCGTTCTATCCCTACATGCCCTATGCAGATGTTGCTGAATTGAAGATTACTCAGAGATCCATAATGTTTGTTGTTGACCCCATTCCCGAAATGGCAGAAAAATATAAAATGCATATTGGTGAAATTCTTATGCCAAATCCGAGGATTATTTCGTAAAAAAGCTTGACTTCCGTTCCATTTGATGCTATAATTACACTATGACAAATTTTTATACTTCTGTCGATAGATGGGCAAATGACATCCTCTATCGAGGATACGAGGGTGGAAAACCTGTAAAGAAACGGATTTCTTTTCAGCCATCATTATTCGTTCCAGATCCAAAAGGAAAATTCAAATCCATGAGAGGGGAACCTCTCACAGAATATGTGCTGCCTGATATGCGAGAGGCACGAAAGTTCCTTTCCCAATATTCGAATACCATTGAGGTTCATGGGAACACGAATTATGTGGCACAATACATTCAGCAAAAATATCCAGGTAAAGTAAATTGGATTAGAGATTCCGTTAATGTGACTTCGATTGATATCGAGGTTGCGAGTGATGACGGGTTCCCTGAACCAGATGCTGCTGCACATGAGGTAATTTCCATTGCCATGAAATCATCTGTAGACAACACATATTATGTCTGGGGAATGGGGGATTACGATGCAGAGAAAACAGTTCACGGGGAACTATATATTGAATATGTTCGGTGCTATGATGAGAGAGATTTATTTCTCAAATTTCTAGGACACTGGACAGCATCTCAATTCGTTCCTGATGTGATTACTGGGTGGAATGTTAAGTTCTTTGATATTCCATACCTCGTGAATCGTATGAACCAAATTCTTCGTCCAGGAGAAGTGAAACGATTATCCCCATGGAATAAAATCAATTCCCGTGAAGTAAACATCATGGGACGTAAGAATAATTATTACGAGTTGATTGGAATCCAGACACTCGATTACATGGATCTGTATAGAAAATTCACTTACACCCAAAGAGAATCCTACAAATTAGACTTCATTGCTCATGCAGAATTGGGTGAAAGAAAACTCAGTTACGAAGAGCATGGTTCTCTTCACTCCCTGTATAAGAACGATTATCAAAAGTTCATTGATTACAACATCAAGGATGTAGAGTTAATCGAACGATTAGAAGATAAAATGGGTCTTATCACCCTGTGCATGACGATTGCATATAAAGCAGGTGTTAATTATAATGATGCATTTGGGACCACAAATATTTGGGACACATTCATTTACAGGGTACTGGCAGAGGATGATGTAGTTCCGCCACCAAAACGAGAGGAAGCAAAGGCAGAATATCCTGGTGGATATGTGAAGGTTCCTAAAATTGGTAAGCACGAGTGGGTGGTATCATTTGACCTGAACTCTCTGTATCCTCACCTTATCATGCAATATAATATGTCACCAGAAACCATTTTAGATCAAATGACAAGTGGGGTGAATGTAGATAATTGTCTCAGTAAAACAAGACCACAATCTTCTCTTCCTGGAACCGCAATGGCTTCTAATGGAACTCATTATACCAAGAAGAAGAGAGGTGTAATCCCGTCTATTATTGATACACTTTACTCAGAGAGGAAGGTTATCAAAACCGATATGT